TAAAGCTTCGTAAAAACTCCAGTGTACAAGGGCGTCTTGTATGTAGTCGTCTACTAAAGTTTCGTAAGCACCACTTAAAGAACCTGCTGTTATTTTCGTTTGTAACGCTTCGAATAGATCCGTTCCTAACTTAGTTTCTATATATTTCTTTTGTGCAGTTTTTATTGAACTAAGTAAATGTTCATTATCAACATTACCACCTATTGCGGTACTGTCTTTTATTTTGTTTTCTGATATAAATAATACGTATGACATAATTTTATTTTATAAATCCTTTATTCGGCATTCTCTTAGGTGCTTGTGCTACCTTCTTATCGTTTGCTTCTGGGTAAAAACCTGACTTCCTAGACTTAGCTGTACTAATAACGTCGCCGTCTTCTAAGTTACCACTTTTAGAAACTCCTAAAGTAAATTTATAGATTTTCCTACGGAAAAAATGGTGACACGATCCACCGCCCTTAAACTTCCAAACAGAATAAGTATCTGTACCACCTGCACCCCAACCTTTATTTACTGGTATATTCTCTAACCTTACTAAGTCTTCTTTACGGTACATTTTAGAAGCCGATAACATCTTAGTACAGAAAGTTCTACTCTTACCGCTTTCACGTGTTAAACCTGTATCTTCTGCGTATTCGTATCTTACTTTATATAAGTTATATTCTTTATCTATTCCGTCTTGTTTAGAACGTGCGTTAGGTCTTGCAGTTCCTGTAGTTGCTAAGTCTAAACGGTGTATTTCGTTCATTTCTTTTTCAAAGTCAAAGTCTTCGTCTTCTTCTTCTACTATTTCGTCGTCTATTAACTCGTAGTCTTCCTATTAATTCGTAGTCTTCTGGTGCGTCTTCACCAAATGCTGCTATAAACTTATCTAAGTCGTCTTGTTCTGTAGACATATTGTAATTGTCTTCGTCTTCAGAAGTTAGTTCTTGTTCTAAAGGTTTTAAACCCAGTTCAGAACGTATTTCATCTTCAGTCATAACCGACTTCATATCCTCTAAACTAAATCTTGTTGTAATAGGTTTGTTTTGTACTATTTCAATAGGTAGGTTTATATCGTTTACTTGTAATATCTTACCAATACAACTAAGAATATTATTTTGAAAAGGTTTAACTACTGTATTTAAGTAAACTTCAAAAGCACTGTTTAGTTCGTCTACGTTAGAACCTAAACCTTCACTTTTATTTATACCGAATAACATAGGACTTGTAACTCTATGTCCTGTTAAAATGTTTTGTACCATTAATTCCTGTAAAGCTAAATAAGTTTTATCGGCTTCAGACATAGAAATAGGTACTATTTCGGGTGTTCTGTTTTTATCGTCAGAAAATGTAATTACTGTTTTACCTGCGTTACCTGAACCTTCAAATTTTCTAGCTATACTGTTTTCTACTTGTCTACGTTCTTCTGAAGAAGGTACACCGTTAGAAAAGTTAATAAACATACTTGCACTAAATCCGTTTTCTATATTTGCTAAGTGGTATTCTGCTATTTTCTGGTCTATTAAACACCAGTTACAAGCGGCTACATAATCTGGCACTTTGTATAGTTGCATATTAGGACTATACATTCCGTCGTATATTATTGCGTTAGGGTTAGTTCTGTCGTTTACGTTAAACGCTGGTACTATTTGCGGTTTGTTTTGTCGTACATTTGACCAGTCCGAGCTTATGTGGTATTCTGTAACACGCCCCATAACGTCNGGTTTACCCATTCTAATACGTTCTACGGGTACGTGGTATATATCTGANACTTCNNTACGGTCTTTACTCCAAACGACGTTTAAAGCGTACGCTCCTTGAAGNTTNAAATCNAAAGAAATCTTTTTAATAATAGAATGTAAACTTTCACCTTTAGAATTTGCTTGTGCTAAGAACCTTTTAAGTTTAACGTAAGCGTCTAAATTGTCTGTTTCTTCAACTGTTATACTTTCGCCTGCTATCATATCGGCTGTAGCGTTTACAATAGCTGCGTGTGTAGAACTTGAATAGAAAAGATCGATAAGAAATTGAGGGTACAAATTCTTGTAGTCTTCTGTACCGTATTCTATAAAGTCTTTACCCATAGCTTCCTTTATTACAGGTGCCGTTTGCGTTGCAAAGTTTACGTTAGAAATACTATCTTTAAAATTAACTTTCTTTTTGTTTTTCATTATATGTTATTTANATACGCATTTAAGTTAGACCTGTCAGAAGTTGTTAAACTGTTATTACAGATAATAATTTCGTAAAATTTACAGTCACTCGCTGGTTTTCCTAAAGTAGATATTTCTAATAAATCTGTTATAACTTGCGTTCCTCCACCACTGCCCGCTATTGATTTTGAAGCATTATCTATAAATAGAAAAAGTTGATCGTCTGTAGTGTCAGCTGTATTTTCACGTTCAAAACCAATATTAAATTTCGTGTCGGCACTTAAACTAATTCCACTAGCCGCGTCGTGTCTACTACCACCATCAATTCGTAACCTTACTTCTGTACTAGATTGTACTTTTAAAAATTCGTTTGGTGTTTCTTCAAAAATAAAGTCGCCACTAAAATCGGACAATTCCATTCTAGTATAAATAGAAAAAGTACCTAAATCTAAAGGAGCACCAAAAGTTAAAATGTCACCAACGCCGTTGAAAAATACCGCCCCACTTGCGTAAGTAGGTGATCCACCCCCCGAACCGTCTGCGGTTAATCTATTAGTTCCTTTTTGGTCATTCCAAGCAGTTATGTCGTCTTCTTCATCTCTAGTTATACCTGTATCGAACCTGTACCAGTGTAATAAACTAGATATATTTGCGGGTGTCCAAGAACCCCCAACATTATTTTTTATATTTAGTCCTAACTTCATTATCCTGCGTTAGTGTCAAATTCGTCGTAACCTATTGCTACACCTGAAGACATTGTAATAGCTGTTATATGTCCGAAAATAACTGTACCCGCTGGTATAGTCGTGTGTAAAGCAGCTTCACCAGTGTGGTAAGTCATTGTAATAGCACTTACTACACTTTCAGTTACGAAGTGTACTGCATACCAGTCTTTACCCGTTTGTCCTGCTGTTGTAAATACTACACCCGAACCTTTACCTAGTTGTTCTTTTAAAAGTGTATTGTTGTTGTCTATTAAACTCATAATTTTTTAATTTGTATGTAAATAGTTAGTTTCTGTTGTTGTGTGTTGTGTGTATTTTATTTGTTCCGATCCTGCCGTTTCTTGTATATATAGTTTACCTTCTTCTACTTTACCCTTTACTACTCCGTTGTCATTATGTACGCTTAATATCTCTGTTTCGCTATTAGGTGCGTTTGTATCGTTTAAACCTACTGTACCTATAAACGTAACTTCGTAAACTTCATAACTCCAAAAACCGTAGGGTTTAAAATTTATAGCACCTGTAAAAATGTTTTCTGTAGCGTTATGTGCAAAAGTATTTTTAACGTATCTGTCGTTTGTTGTACTTTTAACACCGTACGCATACTTTACAGTCTTTGTAAGGTCGTTTGTAAATTTAAACAAGTATCTAACTTTAGAAGCGTCTACGGCTGTATGTATTCGTTTTTCTTCTAAAGTCAAATATGAACTTATCGTACTTCCGTAAACTCCTGTTATCATACTATATAATATAAAAAAGGTTTATTTATTTGTCTTTTGTTAATAACGTCTTTTTCTTTTTCTTTTTAAAGAAGTTTTCTACTCCTAATAGTTCTACTTCTTCAGATCGTACATTGTCTAATATAATCATACGACCTGTTTTATTTACTGTAACACCTTTGTATTCGTCTTTTAATATATACATTTTTTTAATTTTAAGTTAATAAAAAAAGGGGCAGCTATTGCCACCCCTTTAATAAATATGAAAACAAAACCAATTAAGGTTTTAAGAAGTCACTATTGCGTTAATTGTAAACGCTGAGTTATCGAACGGAGCTGTTGTATAGTCCGCTACTAATTGCATAGGGTTAGGTTCCATAGCTTCGAAAGTAAAATCGTAACCTACAGTGTCACCTAGTGCAGCTCCAGAAACTGAAGTACCTGACGAAAGTTCGCATCCGTTATCTAAACCTAAAGCAACAATAGTATTTTTACCTGTAGCGTTTAGTTGGTTTAGTTCTGCGAAAATAACCATTCTTTGTTGTGACAATAGTTTAATTTCGTTTTGGTCTGCTGCTGTTAAGTTATGTAGTTTTACGTTTACAGAGTGTGTGTAAAATACAGTACCATTTTCGCTAGATGCGTTAATAGTTTCTGTAACACTTCCTGTACCTCTTTTAAGTAAATACTTATAAAGGTCGTCACCTGAACCTAAATCGAAGTCCGTTACCGAACCACTTGATGCTACGTAAGAAGTTAATTCGTCGTGTTGTGCTATATAGATAGCTTTAATGCCACCGATACCGTCACGACAAGTTATATTCCTTCCTTTTGTTAAATTACAAGCCATTTTTTTTTAGGTTTTAAAGGTTAATTAAATTACGATTGTTTTACGAAGTCTGCTGGTACACCAACTTGTACTCCTGCTGTCCACTTAGCTACCATTCTAATATTGTTCGATAAATCGATTGTAGACATATCTTGTACTTGAATAGAAGTTAAATCGCTTGAGAGACTGGTACCAAAAAATAAGTTAGATTTTCTACCACAATACATTACATCGTCTTCTACCCCGTTTACAACGGCGATCTTAACTCCTTCAAATTCTGGTGTGTAAGCTCCCATATGGTTAAAAGGAAAAGCAGATAAAGCAGAAATTGCTTGTATGTAGAATCTGTAAGTTTTCTTAGACATATAGATATATAAGTCTTCAGAACCGTAAACTGCTGATGGTACTGCTGCAACTAAGTTACCTAATTCTAAAATAATGTTAGAAGCTGCGTAAGTACCTGCAGAACCAATACCTGTAGAACTGTCAGCTACCATACCTGTAGCACTAATACCGTTAAATTGTCCACTTGTAGAAGTGTTACCTTGCCAGATAGAAGTTTCTATACTGTCAGCGATACTGTCAGATAAGTAACCCATTGCGTAAGCTACGAAGTCGTCAGACTGTTCGTGTGCCCAGTCAGAAAGCATTGTAGTTTTACAAACGTCTAAGTTAATTTGAAAAGGTTCTACTTCTAAAACTTTTTCTGTAAGTGTTAAAGCTGCAGAATTTTCAGTAAATGCACAAGTTGCGTCTTTTACTAAGTTAGCACCTGAAACATTGTTTAAAACCTCTTTGTAGTTTACGTTTTCTCTGATAGTCATATACTCCAAAGATGCTGCAGTGTTTAAAGCTGCACTAACGTAAGCCCCCGCGTGTTTTCCTGCGTACGAACTCGATGTAATTGTTAAAGCCATTGTTTTTTATTTTTATT